CCTATCTTCCTAGGGTTTAGAGATAAGATGGATATGTAATGAGTAATGTTTGGTTCTGTTCAGACCTACACTTCGGTCATAAGAACATTCAGAAGTTTCGTAAGCACGTTACTTCTGAAGAAGATAATCGTAATAAGATCCTAGAAGACTGGCGTAACCTTGTAACTAAACGAGACACTGTTTATGTTCTTGGTGACGCCTGTTTTACTATGGATACTATTAATTCGTTTGCTAGTCTTAATGGAGAAAAGTACCTTATCAGAGGTAACCATGATAATCTTAATACGTCAGTGTATCTTAAGTACTTTAAAGAGGTGTATGGGTTACTGAAGTATAAAGAGTTCTGGTTGTCTCATGCACCTATTCACCCTGATGAACTCAGAGGTAAGGTTAATTTACATGGGCATGTACACTATGAAACAATCCGTGAGTACTTTAACCCGCTATACCATACAAAACAAACAGATGATAAACGCTATTTCAATTGTTGTGTAGAAAACCTATATGAAAAAGTAGGTCGTAGTATGATTACACTAGATGAAATCAGAAAAAGTTTAGCTGGTACCTAATAGAAACAACCAAGAGATAGCTTTAGCTATCGCTAAATCTAAGGAAATGTATGGCCAAGTATGCTGTAACGACTGTATTTTATCTTGAATGTGATGATGAGGAACAAGTTCAACACACAATTTACAATTTAATTGAGCATCAAAACCTTTACCCTAATAAAGGTGAGAGCTACCAAGTAGTAGAAATCACTGAACTAGAAAGCTTTTAATGGACAAGTACACACTATACACCACTGCAGAAGAATGCTCTGAAGTATCTCAGAACCTTATGAAAGTACTTCGCTTTGGTTTAGATACTAAGTCACCTGTAGATGGGATTAGTAACAAACAAAAGCTAGCTGAAGAGATTGGTCAATTACAATACTGTCTACATAAAGTTACTCGTGAGTTAGATCTTGATCGAGTAACTATTCAAGACTGCTATGACGCTAAGATGACTACATGGAATAAATGGAAGGCTTATTATGATCGTTGACCTTAAGAACGGTACTGTTGATGTTACCGTTATCTTTGAACAACCACAAACTGCTAGACAAAAAGAACTCCTTGATTATATCCTAGATCAAATCTCTGAAATGGAATATGACTACCATGAAGACCCAAACTGATTACGATAACTTTTATTTGTCTATCTGTAGCCTGATTGCGCAACAATCATACGCAGAAGATCGTAAGGTAGGTGCTATCATTGTTAAGGATGATAACATCATTTCATTTTCTTATAACGGTACTGCAAGAGGTACTGACAATGACACACAATCTAACCCTGTTTTGCATGCGGAAGCTCATGCCATTGCTAAAGTGGCTCGTTCTAACCTTTCTACCTCGGGTGCTACTCTCTACTGTACTCTTTCCCCTTGCATTGATTGCAGCAAGCTTATCTACGCTAGTGGCATTCATCGTGTGGTGTATCAATCCGAATATAAATGTACGGACGGCATCCGATATTTGGAACGAATTGGGGTGGTAGTTAATCGAGCAGACATTCATAACGTATTATTTGATCCACAAGATCTACGACACACAGGACTTATTTAATGGACGATAGCCCTTATATTTTCTCTATCATCATTCTTTCTGGTGCATTACTCTGGTTGGGCTGGCTCAACTGGAAGCTTGCTTCTCAACTATATGACGCTGAAGAACAGGCTGGAATGCAGCATGAGCTTATTATGTCTATGGCTAAGGAGCTAAATGAACTAGGTTCACCCAACGTTTCTATTGCAGAAACACCTTCTTACCAAATTAAATATGGCAACAAATAAAGTATCGGTACAAGTTTCTTGTTTACCTAATGTAGAAAAGATCGTTAAGAAAATCTTTCTTGATGGTCTCAAAGACTATTGTAAACGATTCAATGTTAAACCTCTAGATAAGAACTTTAAGGTTCAAATCTGTTTCATTGAATACCCAGACCCTATTGACTATAACTACCATGTAGGTATGGCTAATGGCGTTACTATCTATGACGATGATGAGGGTAAAATCCTTATTCAAACACGAGACCCACTGCTAAATGACTGGGAAGGTAACTACTATGTCATGATGCAGTTTATCTGTGTTATCATGCATGAGTTTGTACATGCCTATCAACACATTACGGGTCGTAAAGGTATCAACGTAAAGGTTGAATACGATAAGAAAAGTGAACGTGAAGTTTACTTCTTTGATCCTGCTGAAATGGAAGCTCGAATGTTAGAGCTACCTTATTACACACTGTTCGGTACACAATTATTATGAGTAAAAAGAAATACGTCTTTGACATTGAGACAAACGGATTCTTACCTGAAGTAGATAAGATCTGGATGCTCGTGTTAGTTAACCCAGATACGGGTGATGTTAAGTCTTACTCTTCAAAGACAGGTCATGTAGACTCTGTGATTGAAGAAGGTTTAGCTGAGTTAGATAGTGCTGATGTCATTATCGGTCATAACGTTATTGGTTATGATATCCCTGTACTTAAACATCTATGTGGGTGGGTACCTAAAGACCACCAACAGGTAGTTGATACATGGATTATGTCACAGACTAACCAGTATAAGCGTAAACACAAGCATGGTCTTGAGGGATGGGGTAATTACTTTAACTATCCTAAGCTACCATTCGATAAGTTCAGTGAGTACTCAGATGAGATGCTTAACTACTGTATTCGAGACGTAGAACTTAACGTCAAGGTATACAAAGAACTTATTAAAGAAGCTAGTGCTATCATCAAAAAGAACCCTTTATATGCTAAGGGTCTTCAAGTTGAAATGGACTTTGCTAAGATCGAGTCTGATATCCGTAATAAGGGTTGGATGTTCGATATGGCAGGTGCTCAAACATTACTAACAGAGATTAATAATAAACTAGATGCAATCGAATCAGTTCTCGAACCCCGCATTGGAATGCAGTGCATTAAAACAGATCGCGCTGATGAGTTTAAAACGCCTGCTTGGAGAAAAGACGGTTGCTACACTGTTGCAACAGTCAAACACTTCGGATATGAGCAAGAGCGTGGTCGTACTGACCGGCCTATCGAAGGACCATACTGCCGTGTTTCTTTTGAGCAAGGAAAGGTTGGATCTATTGAAGTCGTTAAGTCCTGGCTTTATAGTCTTGGATGGGTACCTGATGAATGGAATGTTGAACGCATCAACGGGCAATTCGTAAACAAGTCACCCAAGATCACTGAATCTAGCTTAGAGCCATTAGGCCCAGACGCTATGCTTGTAAGTGAGTTCTATACTATTCGTAGTCGTAAAGGTATTTTAGAAGGATGGATCGATGCTGTCAAAAATTCTCCCGACAATAGGCTTCATGGTCGTATGTGGACTATTGGTACTCCAACCTTCCGCTGTCGCCATGAGCTTGTTGCTAATCTACCTTCTGTGGATTCTGTGTATGGAAAAGAAATGAGGTCACTACTTATCTGTGAGCCGGGTACTACTATTGTAGGTGCTGACTCTGCAGGTAATCAAATGCGTGGTCTTTGTCACTACATCGGTAATGATGACTTCACTAATGAGGTAATTAACGGTGATGTACACCAACGAAATGCTGATGCATTAGGTACTAGTCGTAAACTAGCTAAGCCATTCCTATATGCGTTCTTGTTTGGTGGTGGTGCAGGTAAACTAGGTTTAATTCTTACAGGTAAACGAGATGCTAAGACTGGTTCAGAAGCTATTGCTAAGTTCCAAGACTCAGTACCCGGACTGAAAGAACTTAAAGAATCTCTGGAGAAACAATACAATGCTACTTCTAATGCTTTCGGTGCTGATAATGCTTTTGTTAGGGGTCTTGACGGTAGACTTGTTTTTGTTGGGTCTAAGCATCAACTCCTTAATTACATTCTACAAACAACTGAAGGTATAACCTGTAAAGCAGCTATCGTTTGGCTTGAGAAAGAACTAAAGAAACGTAATATCCCTTTCTACTTTGCTCTTCACTATCATGATGAGCTTGCTGTTATTGTTAAAGATGAACATGCAGAAGAAGTAAAAGAGCTATCTATCCAAGCATTCACTGATGCGCCAAAAGAGTTTGGTGTTATGTGTATGGGTGGTGATGCTCATATCGGTAAGAATTACGCTGAGGTACACTAATGAATTTAGAAGAACAAGAATTTGAATTAGCAATCATTGATGCAGACTCTATCCTGTATCAGATTGCTTATGTACAACCTTCACCTGCACTATGTAAGAAAGAGTTTGATCGTAAGCTAAACCAGATTATGGAGGCTACTGAAGCTCAACATGGTGCAGTGTTTATTAAAGGTGTAGATAACTTCCGGTACAATGTAGCGGTTGACTACAAGGGTAATCGTAAAGATACCATTGAACCAGAGGTTAAAGACCGTATTGATATGCTGTATGAATACGCTAAGGACTTTTGTATCGAGTCAGACGGTGCTGAAGCTGACGACTATTGTGGTGTTGCTTCTCAATTAGCAACTAACGATAAGCAGTCTCATGTCATCTGTCACATTGATAAAGACTTAGATATGATTCCCGGTTGGCACTACAACTTTAAGAAGTCTGAGTTCTATTATATCGATCAAGAAACTGGTTATATCAATTTGATGAAACAAATTCTTACTGGTGACAATACAGATAACATTCAAGGTATTAAAGGTCTTGGTCCTAAGACAGCTGAAAAGCTTTTAAACGGTACCTTATACAGTAATGCCCTTGATATCGTTATTGACACATATAAAAAGAAATGTGGTGATCAGTGGGAACATGCCTTCTGTAAAGCTGCTAACTTAATTTATATCCGTATGACTGCTGAAGACTTCAGGCAGTTATCTTTCGAAGAACTAAAACAAAAATTTAAATGGAGTAAAAATGGCAACGAAGAAAGTGCTAACACCGTGGATGTACCAAGGGAAACTGTTTCAGAATCCTGATAATAAATTTGGTTTTGTTTACCTTGTAACTTGTATTCATCCTGAGTGTAACAAGAAATATATTGGTCGTAAATTCTTTTATACTAACTTTGGTAAGAAAACAAAGCAAAAAGAATCTGATTGGTCTACATACAAAACCTCCTCTAAATATGTACAAGAGGCTATTAAACAATATGGTTTAGAAAACTTTTTATTTGAAATTGTACAGTTGTTTGATACAAGGGCTGGTGTAGTATCTGCTGAAGTAGAATTACAATGGGCAGCTCGTGTACTACATGAGGTTGATAGTAAAGGTGAGCGTGTTTATTGGAATCAAGCTATTGGTAATATTAAATTTATTGCTAAAGAACAGCTAAGTGAAGAACATAAAATTAAATTGAGGGGTGCAAAACATACTCAAGAGTTTAAAGATCAATTAAGTGCGCGATCAAAAGGTAATGA